CCTCCAGTCCGCGACCCACGCCTTGTAGTTCGCGAGGAGCTGCCGGTCGATGATCTGCCCGAACAGGTACGGGAAATCACTGGTCGTGATGGCCTCTTCCATCATGGCCTTGTGGCGGTACGGGGGGTCCCTGGCCTTGTTGGTGATGAGGTTCAGGGCCCTCGAGAGGGCGGCCTCATTGATGGGGCGCCCCTGGACGGAATGGAAGCCACTCCAGTCCTCGGTGAGCTTCAGGAATTCGCTTTCTGCCATAGTACTCAGCCCTCCTTGGAGGGTGTTGCGGCCTTCACGATGGCCGCCTCCGTGTTAAGGTCGCGGCGGGTGGCCTCGTTCTCCAAGAGGGCTCCCTCAAGGTACCGGATCTGCTCATCCAGCCCCTCAAGTTCCCTCTCCAGGAGGACCCTGCGATAGCAGAGTTCCTTGAGGTCGTTGTCGATTCGCGCCCGGCGGTTCGTGTTCTCCTGTACGGTCAGCATTCAAATTCCCTCACGTCGCTTCTGCACTGGTAAAGTGTAGGTACCTCACGGCCCCATTGACAAGGATCCTGATAGATCCGGTCCAGTCGGGGGAGGCATCGGTGGCGGAGCAGATCATCTGCCCGGTACCATCGGTGCCCTTGTGGTCAAAGCTGATGGCGTTCTTGATGGTATTTAGGGCGGTTGTATCCGAGCCATCCACGGAGATTTCTAGGACGGCGTGCTTGGAGGAGGCTGCAATGCTTGCGCCCGATCCATTGCAGAAAATCTCGGCCATCGCGCCATAGTAGGTCCCGCCCGCGGGCAGGGCCCGGGCCGCGAGGACAAGGTTCGCACGGAGTCCCGTTCCGAGACCCGTGACGCTCCCCGCGGAGGTGTCCGTCTCCAGGGTGGAGTGACTACCATGGGCGTTCCCGACCGCGGCCACCGTGAGGAGGACCTTCGGACGCATCGCAATCACTTCGGAACCTGCTCCTTTTGCGTCGACTCGCGTGTAGTCTCCGTAAGTGGTGCCCGAGACGGCCGTGGTGGAGTAGTACTTCCGGTACGCCATGAAGTCCACGGTGTTGATGGCCATCGGGACCGCGGAGGTGCCGACTCTCTCCAGAGCATCGTCTGGGTTCCAGTGAACCTTTACGGCGACCACGGCTGTGGCTCCACCTGTGACGGGCCCGAGTGCATACCCGAAGCGTTGCTGGGTGGCCTTGTCGGAGTTCTTTGAGAGGACTGCAGTGCTCTTGTTGATGAAGATCTCATCTCCATAGGCGACTGCGGAGCTTACCGCCCCATACTCTGTGGCGACCACTGAAAGGAACCAGATCCCTTCGGTGTCGATGGCGATGAGATCTGTCGCGGCGGCAGCGGTCTTGAAAGCGACCCCCACGATGTTCTCCCCATGGAGGACGGGATCTCCCTTGTTCACGTAATCCGGGCTGTGGCTCGGATGGGTCAGTTCGCCCTCAACAATCGTGAGATGCCGGCCCTCGTAGGTACTGGAGACTTCATCCCCAGCGATCTTTCCGGTTGCGTCGTAGTAACACATGATTTACCTCCCTCCGGCGGCGATTGCCGCCATGGCCTTGGCCTTCTCGGGGGTCATGCCCTGCGCGAGGTACGTGGCCTCGAAGGACTCCTGGAGGATCTTCCGGTCCTCAGGGGCGGATCCCCCGAAGCCCTTGACCTTCCCGGCCTCGGAGATCTTCTGGGCGTACTCGGACTCTACCTTGATGGTAGTCTGGAGGACCTCCTTCAGGGCGGCCTCGTCGAGCTTACCCTCCTTGATCTTCGCGGCCTTCGGGACCGCCTCCTGGATCCGGATCTTCGTAACCTCCGGGAGCTGGGTCTTCTGGAGCTCGGCGCTCGTGAGGACCGCCGCCTCCTGGAGGATCCGGATCTCGGTGAGACGCGCCACCTGCTCCTTGAGGGTCTTGTTCTCCGTGAGGAGGGTCTGGTGTTCGGACTCCTTTGCCTTGCCCTCATCGGAGGTCTTTTGCTCCTTGAGGATAGTCTCCCTGAGGGTGGCGACCAGATCGGGCCGGCCCTCCTGGAGAACCTTCATGGTGATATCTTTCAGATCCATGTCACTGGTCTCCTTGTTCAGCTTGTCGAGGATCCCCTGGAGGTGGGACTTCACGGAGTCCGGGACGTTCATGGCGCCCCCGGTCCGCGCCCCGCCGATCGCGGCAAGCGCCGCCCGCACGCACTCGGGCTTCACGGTCCCATCTGTGCCCTTGTAGGGCAGGTGGAGGGCCCCGAAGGTGTCACCTCCATCGTTGTACGCGAAGTGAGATGCAATTCCTATCTTCTCGGCTGAGGAGAGCTCCTCCCAGGTCTTGTCGGTGAGGTCCGAGAGGGCAAGTTTGCACCCCGTGGGTTCCTCAAGGGTCTCCTCGGGCCTCCAGGACTCGTACATCTGCACGAGGGATCCCCCCGCACCGGGCAGGGTCACGAAGTCCACCGAGAGGCACTTGTCGAGGCTCTCGATGATCTTCCCGGACTTCCCCTCGGCCTCCCCGGTCTTGGCCTTCCCGAGAGCGCGATGACTGATCCCAATGAAGGGAGCGGTCTCGTTGAGGAAGTTCCTGTACTGCTCGAACACCCTGGCCTCCGCGTACACGCCGGGACCGTTGGGTCCATCCTCCAGGAACCGCGCCTTCTCCGTGATGACCCCCGCGAGGGTCGTGAGGGATCTCTCGGGGCGGCCCTTCTCCTGGGAGGACGTCGGATGATCGATGTGCATGTGCGTAGCGGGCACGTACACCTTGGGGGCGTCCCTCTTGAGCATCTCCTTAGAATAGTACCCTGAGCTCCCCCACCCAGGGGCGATAATCTTCACGAGTGCATTCCCGTCCTCGCGGATGAACTTCCCCGGGAGGGCCGTCGGACTCGTCTCGACGAATTGTTCGGCGTCGTTGTTCACATTCACACCACTCTCGGATTTGATCCAATGACCCACCGAGTCCTGGGAAAACCCCGCGTTGTGGACGGCCTTCCAGGCGGATCCCGCGCAGAGGGCCTTATTCTGATGGTTCTCGCCGGGGTGCTTCTCTCTGCAGGATTGATAAACGTCGGCGAGGATCTTTTTACCCTCTTCAGGAAGATCCCCAGACTCGGGGGGTTCGTACGTCCCCGGCATGATATAAATGTATTCGTGCCTTTTATTTAGGTTTAACAGGCAAAAAGAGTGTGATTTCCCAAAAGGGGGATCGGGACCTGGTCCGGTGGTGGGCCCCCCGAAACGTCTTACGGATAACTATGGCATACTCCTCAGAGGGTTATGGCCCCAGTCCACCACCATCATCCCGGGGCTTCTATGGCAGGGGCTTCCTCCACGTGTACCCGCACCCCTTGCAGTGGAGGCGCTGGACGGGTTTTGCCCTGGCGAGCATCTCCTTCCCGGCCTTGGTGACCTCCGTGGAGTGGCACCTGGGGCAGGTCGTCATTGGCGCCTCCCGGGGCCGAATGTCCGTGCCAGGAATGCCGCCACTTCCCGGTACTCATCATCCATCAGAGGCCACTCGATTTCCTCCATGGGGTCCATCAGATCCATCGCGCGGTATTTCTTGATGATCGCGAAGCACTTAAAGGCCATCAGACTTCCCCCTCGAAATCTGGATCCACCACGAGGACATGGGCCGTCTCTGGGAGGTGGTTGAGGTGAAGGTGGGTTCCTGGTGGGAATATCGACCACAACACAAGTCCCCCAAAGCACTTGATCACGAGGAGCATCATAGGGTAGCCCCCATCTGCACGCACATCCCCACGAACCAGAAGAGGGCCCCGAACGCGAGGAGGATCCCCGCGAGGGTCCAGTAGATCCGGCCCCGGAGGGTCATCGGGGCACCTCCCTGGGCGCGAAGGGTCCCGGGGTCTGCTCAACTTCCTGGAGGAGGAAGGACTGATAACGGTCCATGCGAGTCTTGAAGTCCTCGGTCTTCGCGAACTCCGAGAGGACGATGGCATCGATCTCAAAGAAGGGATCCATTCAGACCTCAAGTTCCTCAAAGACTTTCTCAATTTCCCGGATCGTATTGAGGACGCCCCGTTGGTACTTCGCGAACCCCGACTCAGGACCCGCGAGTTCCACGGCATCCCTCAGGTGGAGGTCGGCCTCCCCGCGCATCTTGGTAGTCTTCTCCCGGAGGGTCTTCAGGATTTCGCGCTGACCCTCCAGGACTTCCCCTGCGATATTGTTGCAGTCTGCCATTCTTATTCCCCTGGGACGTTGTCCCTGTATCTTAATAAGGCTCCCAAATATATATAACTAACTACCTCACAGACTTATGGGTAAAAGAGAAAGGCCATCACGGGAGGGGGACGTCCGCGATCTCCCCCTCCTCGCAGTGGGGATCCATGAAGCGAACCCGTTCATGGTACCGGGGGTGCGTGAGCTCCGTGATCACGCCCCAGCACTTGGATCCCTTCTTGTGAGCCACGACCACTTGAACCATATCTATATATAATTCCACAAGGGGGTATTTAAGGCTGACCGTAACCTGGGGTTAATTCTGCGCCTTCCGCTGCATGGCCTCCCTGAGGATCGTGAGGGCCACGATCGTGATCTGCTCGATATCCAGAGAGGAGCCCCCCACGGCATCATAGAGGGGACGGGGGATCTTCACCACCCGCAGGACGACCTCGTGACGCTTGCGGGCCGTCCACTGCGCGACCCCATCCCGGGACCTGGTCCCCTGGTTGTACGAGTGGAAGAGCTCATTCAGGTCGTCCGCGAGGGCCCCGTGGTCCTCCTCGGGATGCGCGAGGATGTGGGCGATCTCCCCGGGGGAGTAGGGGAGTCCTCTCATGTCTCGAGAGTCTCCCGGTCGTCCGCCCACTTGGGGAGTTTCCCCGAGTATCCCTTCAGGAAAGCCCGGTACCTCTGGGAGGTCTCAAAGAGCGCACCGTGCATGAGCTTCAGCACCTCCAGGGGAAGGTCGGCGTGCTTCGAGTCCGCAACTCCCTCCTCGAGGGCCTTGAGGTTCTCCCAGAGGCCCGAGGCGCCGTTCTGAAGGTTAAGGACTATTCCCTGAAGGGCAGTCTTCTCACCTTTGAGGGTATCAATGGTTTTCTCCAGAGAGACCATCCTCTCCCTAAGGGCCTTCTCCTTCTGGGTGAGTTCCCCCTGGAGAACCTTCAGGTGCTCCTCGAGTGAGGAAACTCGGGCCGTGAAGGGATTCGCATCCACCTCAAAGGACTTCTCCAGCGTACGGAGCTCCCCTTGGAGCTCCTTCAGGATCCCCTCGAGGATTGTGACCTTCTCCGGGAGGGACGGCTCCCCCAAGGGGGGCTTCTCGCTCTGGGGGACCTTCGGGGGTTTGGGCTTCTTGACGGGTAGCCCCGTCTGGACCCAGCAGAGGACTCTCCGTCCTCCGACGTCCATCATCCTTGTGCCCCGAGGGCGTCCTCCGGGCATCTTAGAAGGCCGTTGCGGAGCTCATCCGGATCACCTTCAAGTAGGAGCCCGCGTTGATGGTGACGGTCCCCGAGGTGACGGCCGCGAACTGGATCTGCAGGGTCCCCGCGGTGCTGCCGTTCTTGAAGGTCCCCATGAGGGTCGCCCTCCCGACCTGCGTCGCGAGCGTGTGGTAGATCTCCGTCGTGAGGGTCGCGGCCGCGGTCACCTTGGACTGCGTCATCGCGGTCACCCCGGAGGTGCTCCCCTCGAAGTGGCACATGAGCGTCCCCCCTGAGGGGAAATTCACCGCGAACTTGTTCCCGGTGGTGCCGGTGTTCCCATTATTTAGGTATGCCTCGAACTGGATGGTCTCGTTGGCGGCAACACTCACCGAGAGGCCCGTGATGTTGGCGGCGGTCGTGGAGGTCGTGGTGACTGCTGCATCCAGGCGGGCGAGTGCGATCACCGTTGGGTGGACGTGGTCCCTTCTTGCCGCAATGAGCAGAGTTCCCGGTGCAGCCGTCCCCTCCCTCGCTGGGTTCGTAGTATCAAACATTGCCTTCATTGAGTAGATGGTTTCCCCATTCCCAATGCCGACGACGTTTAGAAGTCCAGAGGCAGGAGCCACAGCTTTCAGGAGGAGGCCGTGCAGAGTCGTGCTTGCATTCAAGGTTATGATATCCGTTGGGGATTCCAGTGTGTCGAGTGCTGGCATGGCATGGACGTGGTCACGCCTTGCGGAGATGATCTGGCTCCCGGGTCCTGCTGTCCCGAGGTTCGCCGGGTTCGTAGAGTCGAACATCGGCTTCATCGTGTAGACTGTCTCCCCGTTGGCAATCCCAGGAACATTGAGGAGACCCGCTGCGGGTGCGGTTGCTGCCAGGAGGAGGCCGTGGGTGGTGGTGGATGCATCGCCGAGGATGGTCAAGGTTTCCGCCAGTGTTTTCTTGACGAAGACCCCAGATCCTGATGCTACCAGAAAGTCATTCGCTGCAGTTGCCAGAATATGGCGAATATATTGGGTGTGGTCATCATCACCGAGTCCAGAGAGGGCTCCATGGTCGTCATGGGAGACGACAGTTCCCAGGGTATGGCGGGTCGTCGTGTCATGCCGGGTCGTATTCAAGTATTGGGAGTGATCATCGTCCGCGAGGCCCGCAAGGCCACCGTGGTCGACCTGGGCCCCGTCTCCCCCGGCGTGATCATGAGAGTCCCCATTGGTGACCCCCTTTGAGAGGGGAGGATATCGGGCGTCTCCCCGGGAGTCATTGTGGTACTGGGAGTGGTCGTCATCCGAGAGCCCCGCGAGCTCGTGATGGTCCGTGATGAAACCCTTCGTGATCCCTCCCTGCTTGTAGGTGGTGGCATCTATGACGGTCGCGAAGACATTCACGACGTACGCGTTCAGCCACCTCTTGAGAGTGGTCCCGAGACCCCCCTCCTGGTCCCCACGGGGGACGTTATTCCTGGTCGTCATTTCGGCATCAGATCTCCATTTGCGTCCACTTCCCAGCTCGGGTCCTCATAGACGTCCATGCAGGGCATGAGGTCCCCGTACTGGTCAACCTCCCACATCCCGGGGGGTGCATTCGTGCCTGGGGTCCCTGGGGTTCCCTGTGAACCCGGGTCCCCTTGATCGCCCTTCGCGCCGGGCGTACCCGGATCTCCCTGATCACCCTTCGAGCCCGGGGAGCCCGGTACTCCTTGGATCCCCTGGTCGCCCGGATATCCCTGGGGACCGGGATTGCCCTGATCACCCTTCGCACCTGGAGCCCCGTCCTCTCCGGGGGGACCTTCATCCCCTGGGACACCTTGAATCCCCTGCGCACCCGGGACTCCATCCTGACCAGGGACTCCTGGGACCCCCTGCTCACCCGGTACCCCTTGGGGACCGGCCTCCCCTGGGTCCCCCTTCAGACCGTGCTCTCCCTGAAGACCCCGTTCTCCTGGGGAGCCCGCCGGCCCTGGCTCGCCCGGATCGCCCTTGTCGCCCTTGTCGCCCTTGTCACCCTGTCCCGTACTGGGAGTTCCGGTGACACCCACAGCGACCCCGGTGGGGAAGATCTGGTGCCAGTCGATGCCAGTATGGTATGAGAGGGTATTTCCGGTCGCCCAGAAATCTCCCTCTCCGGAGTCGGGAGGACTCTCCACTCCGAACGCCATCCATGCCTTTTTCCATCTGGAGTCCCCGGCCTCCGAGAAGGCTTCCCTGAGGGACTCTGAGGGGCTCGAGGGGACGTAGATCCCCCAGCTGCACCTACAGTTAGGATGGCTCTCCTGATCCACTTCCGCAGCCTGCTCAAAGGTGTAGATCCCCGGACCCCATCCGTTGTCCCTCTCGGCCCACTCCCGGCACTGGTCGCACACGAGCTCATCGTTGGCGGCGATCCTCTCGAGGAGCTCGGCCCCGGCGGCCTTATACCGGGTGCGGACACCCACGTTGACGGCCCGCATGGTCTCCGTACGGACCATCGCGGAGGCCCTCACGATCCCCACGTCATCCACGTTCCGGACGATATCTCTGGCGACATCCCCGAACTTCGCATTGTTGATGACGCCGTCCGTGATGGTTCGCATAATCTTGGCGCTCGTGGCTTCCGTGATCCCCTTGAGGCCCGCAAGGGAACGGTCCTTCAGGACCTGGATGAGCTTCTGGTCTCTGGGTCCCGCCCCCAGGATGATCCCGAAGCCCTTCCCCTTCAGCTCCTCGTTCGCGAACTTCTGCCCCTGCGAGTACGCCTCCGGGATGGCCTTCCAGAGATGGTCCTGCCCGGGCACGAGGACCTTCACGAACGCGGCCTGCGCGAGATATCCCATGATGGCGTTCGTGTTGATGATGTACGCGGCCGGGGTGGCCTCCCTGAGGGACTCCCCACCCTGGGTGAAGAAGCTCTGCTGGTCCAGGACCCTCACGGCCTCCTGCTTGAAGTCCTCAAAGAGGGCCGTGATCTTCTTATCGAGCTTCTCGTAGAGGGGTTCTGCCGCAGTGGGGTCCCGCTTCCGGCGCTCGCTGTAGAGTTTCATGACTTGACCAGATCCCCATAGGTTTCCTGAGTCGCCCTCTGCAGTCCTTCAAGGATAGGATGTAGAGGTGCGAGATCCGGGTTTCCCAGCCAGAGTTTTATCCACCGTCCCATGTCCTTGACCTGTTGTCGGAAGAGAATCTCCTCCCGGGTGCCCGGGAAGGGAAACTGTTTCTTGATATCGAAGAGTTGCGAGGTGGTCTGGGAGGGTTTCTCTTTGGGTTTTATCTCCCCCTCTTCCCTTGATATGGGTGGTTTTGTGGGTGGGTTCGCCTGCATCTGCTTTACCACCCGGACCAGATCGGGCCCCGGAGTTGTTCCACCACGGGCAGTTAAGAGAATCCCCTTAACTTCTTGGGCGGAAAGTTGCTGCCCGGATTTGATCTTCTCTTCCGTCGTGGCGAGTGCCCGATCCAAAACCTCTTTATCTCGTTCCTTCGCAAGAACGAGCACCGCATCGGTCGCCAATTGAGAAATGTTTCCCGGGTGTTCATCTGTGAATTTCAGGGCCTGCTTGACTTTCCGCACTGCCGACGGAGTGAGATCACAATATTCAGCAGCTTCATCGATATGTTCACGGCACCATTGATTTCTCATGGATTCTTTCCTCCTTTCCCGGGTTTCTTCTTCTCGGGCTCCTTCCCGGGGACGCCGGGCTCCACGTAGGAAGCGCAGCCAATGATGGACGTGACGCCTTCGATCATCCTGGAGATCCCCTCCACGTGCTGGGTCTGCTCGTACTGGATCGCGGGGCACTCGCTCTTCTGGTGGATCTGGCACCCATTGAGGCAGTTCTGGGAGTGCATTATGTTCCCTCCTCGGGCGGGAAGAGCACCGGGAGGCGGGCCCTTACCCTCTCGGGGGTCTCCACGACCGCCATCGAGTCCATCCCGGAGGCCACCATGAATGCCGCGAGCTGCCTCGCGATCTCGGCCTGCGTCTGCAGGACGGACTCTCCATCCGGGAAGAGCCCCTTCAGGAGCACCTCGGGGTTCTCCACGTTGAGCGCCTGCAGGACCTGGCGGGCGACCGTCCTGAGGTCCATCGTCCCCGCGAGGGGCTTCGCATCCAGGGTGGCCCCCAGGATGACGGCCTGCATGGTCTGGAGGACGTCGTGCTCCAGGAGGGGCGGGAACCTCACGGTGGTCGTCCTGGGGATGTCCCCTGTGGGGTCCTTCATGGTGAGCACCCAGGTGGTTTCACCCGTGAGGGGATCCTCTTCTTCCCTCCCCTCGAGGGGCCCGTTGGGGGCCTTGATGGCCTGATCGATCACGTACTGGAGGATCTGATCCCAGACGTCCCTCCAGAGCTGCTGCCGGTTCCGGAACTGCAACTCGAGAGGACGCTCCATGGCCTTCGCGGTCGCGAGGTTTCCCGTACTTGGGTCCCCCGCGAGGATCTGCTCGGGGATCCCCGAGCTGGACGCGACCATCAGGAGGAGGCGCCGGCTGTCATCTGCACTCGTGGTGGCGCCCTGTGTGCGGATCGTTTCGAGCTTCACACCCTCGGAGGCGATCAGGGTACTCCCCACGGGGCGGTACCTCGTGGAGAGCTCCGTGAGCTCCGCGGTCTCGGCGGTGTTGGGATTCGTCTTCGCGAGGAGAGACTCGATACGGGCCTTGGCGGCCGCCACGGACTTCGCGCCCCCCTTGGTGGTGAGGGAAAACGCGAACCTCGCGTACGCCTCCACGAGTTTCGACCAGTTCTCGAGGAACTTCTTGTAGGCCATTGCCCAGTCAAGGGCCGCGTAGATCTCGCTGACCCCGAAGTGCATGTCCGGAAGGCAGTTCGTCTTGACGTGGGAGAGGGGTATGTCCCAGAGCACCTTTATCCCCCCGATCTGCTCGGGCTTCTCCTGGGGATTGTACTTCCAGTCCGGGTGGAAGACCTGCTGCATGGAGCCCACAACGTACCCGGTAGTGGTGTTGAAGTCGTTCCGGATGTATCCCCGCCGGTACAGCTGGGGCTCGTTGCGGTCGTCGGGGTTCGTGATGATCTCCGTGATCTCCGAGAACGGAACGGACCTCACAAGGACCCTCCCCGTGTCGGGGTTCGTGAAGAACGCCAGGAAGAGGTTCCCGCTCAGATGGAGAGCTCTCTCGTTCTGGATCCACGCCTGGTGCGAGGTCAGCGCGGCAAGGTTCTTCTGGTCCTTCAGGAACCTCTGCACGACCTTATCCACCTCGGGATGGTCCCCCTTGAGGGTCATGCCCTGTGCGAACACGTAGAGCGCCTGCACTTCAACGGCCCGCCTGATGAGGGGGTTCTTGAGCCAGTAAATCCTCCCCAGGTCGTAGAGCGTATTGAGGGCCTGCTTCGAGAGTTCCCTTCCCTCCCCGCCGAAGATCGTGATCCATCCTTGCTCGTGAAGCTGCTGCTCAAGCGCGGCGAGCGTCTCCTCGAGGAGCCCCTCGTTGTTGAGGCTCGAGGAGAGAGCGATCCGGAGACCCTGGATCTGCTCCTGGGTTGTGAGTTTCTTCTTTGTCATATCTGCACCTTAAATGGGACTGATCTGGTAGTCACTGTCATAGACGATAACTCCTTCCATTGGCCCCTCCTGCCCGAGGGTGAGGTCATAGAAGGCCCCGCTGAGGGTGTCGACGATATCATCGTGGGCGCCGTTCGGGAAGGCTGCGACCTCGTCCAGGAAGACCCGGTTCCAGGACCCCCTCAGGAGGAGGACGTTCCCGGCCTCCGCGGCGGCCCTCACGGGGCGGGCCCGCTCCACCTTGGAACCCGTGCTGGGGTGCCCCGCGAAGTCAAATCCCATGAGGACCTTCTTCCGGAAGTGGTCGATGGTGTACTTCCCGGATGCCCCGGGTTCCTGCTCCATGCGGATTCGCATCCCGAGGCCCCGTTGGAGGTCCAGGATGGCGGTCTGCCTCACGAGGGCCTCCCCGCCCGCCGGGGAGAGGCGATCCCGGCGGACGTCGATTACGTACGCGATCCCGTCCTGGATGCCGAGTTGGAGACCCGTGGTCCAGTCCCCCTTCCCGGAGGAGGCCGCGAGATCCCAGCGGCGCTCCGCGAGGAGCCCCCGGGGGTAGTCGTCCACGATCCGGAACCATTCCCGCTTGAAGAGATTCCCCCCGGGGGGCGCGGGCTTCCCCTGGTAGAGGGCCGCCCAGAAGTAGCTCCCCACGGCGATCTTCTTCCTCTCGAGGACCTCCTGGGGGAACCTCACCGGCCAGAGGGCCTCGCCGGGCTGGCGCCCCAGCGGGTCCCCCGCCTCCGCGAGCGCCGGGAGATTGATGATCTCCCACTGCTCGCCGCCCTCCTGGTGCATCTCCTCGAGGAGCTTCCCCGAGAGGTCCTCCTCGTGCCAGCGGGTCTGGATGAGAATGATCGCCCCCCCGGGCTCGAGGCGCGTGTAGGCGGTGCTCTTGTACCACTCCCAGGCGGCCTCCCGGTAGGTGGGACTCGCGGCCTCCTCGGCGTTCTTGACGGGGTCGTCGATGATCAGGACGTCCGCGCCCTTCCCGGTGATGGGGCCCCGGACGCCCGCGGTGATCATCCCCCCTTGGTGCCCCTTGAGGTCCCAGCGATCTGCCGCGGAGCTGGTCTGGTCGACCCGGACTCGATCCCTGAAGAGGAGTCCGAACTCCTCCAGGACATCCCGGGCTCGGCGCCCCCACTGGGCCGCGAAGTCCGCCTCGTAGGAGCATAGGATGACGCGCCGATCCGGGAACGTCCCCAGGTACCACGCGGGGAAGTACCTCGAGATGAGTTCGGACTTTCCATGCCGGGGCGGAAGGTTCACCATCAGCCTGAGGAGGTCCCCGCGGGCAATCCTCATGAGGGCCTCGTTGATGAGGTCCAGGTGGGGGGCGTCCACCCACCGGTCCCTGCTCACGATCCCCGCGAAGTCCGCGGGCGTCCAGGACCGCGTGATGAACTGCAGCGCAGCCGCCCGATCCCGGGCATGGAGGGACATCCCGATGCGTTTCGGTCGACGCGCCACCATGCTCATCCCTTAGCCCTCTGGAGAATCCGGGTCACCCTCTGGAGGGCCTCCTCATCGGTCATCTCCAGGAGGGGTTTCCCGTCTGCGCCGGTGATCTCCCTGCCCTGGACGTCCCGCCATGCCTCCCGGTTGCGGTTCTTGAGCCAGAAGATGCACGCGGTGACGTCCGCCGCGACCTCCTTCTCGGTGACCTCTATACGCTCCTCGCCCTTCTTGCCCGATCTCATGACCCTCTTCTCGGTGTACGTGTATCCAAGGGCCCGCTTCCGGAGGGCATCCTCCACCTCGGAGTCCGCGATAAGCTTGTTCTCCCTTAGGGCGAGTCGCACCGCGTCAGAATCCCGCGTCCACCTGGAGAGGGTCCTCGTAGAGATCCCCAGATCGTGCGCGATCTGCTCGTTCGTGAGACCCCTCCGGGCAAGCGCCGCGATCGTCCTGGGGTGCTTCTCCACGTCATACTTGCTCTGGAAGGTCACGGCACCAACTCCGGCTCCTTCCCGAAGGTATCCTTGTATCGCTGTAGCGTGACGGCGATATACTCCGGGGCGATCTCCATTCCTCGGCAGATCCGCCCGAGATTCTCACACGCGATTAGGGTGGTGCCGCTCCTGACGACTGCGACATGGTACCAGGTATTTAGGGAAATGGGGTCGGGAAAGTCCGCGAGATGCAGGACTCCGTTGACGATGACGTTCCAGAGCCAATGATACAACCGCACCCCTTTATCAAAGGAAGTCCATGCCAGCTCAGCATCAGCGAAGTTTCCTGTATTCTCCTTGTCCCAGACGATCCAACATCGTGACGGAGGAAGAAAATCAGTGAAATAATTCCCACCGAAAATAATCTTATTCTTTATTTCTACTAGGATTGGAAAAAGCACCTTCATAGTATCGGTTGATTCGTCGCCCATGAGATCCTCCGCCTGCTCCTTCGGATGCTTGCGCCAATTCCGGGGGTTCGGGGCGAGCTTGCTGGGATCCGCGAGTCCCGTCCGGATGATGCGGTTCTTCCAGCTCATAGCGAGACCCGGACCACTATCTTCCGCAGATCCTCCACGGCCTCGAGCGCCAGGGCCTCCTTGTAGGGCCTCCGGTGCTTTCGGCAGATATTATAGGCTCTCTGATAGTCATTGGTGCCCGATCTGAAGGGGATCCCCAGTGTGGAGGGGGCCCCTGGGTGTCTCATGCCGTCATTTCCATTCATGAGTGGTGATTCCTTCATGGACGGGCCCCGGGTGGGGTGAACCACGCGCAGCAGCGCCCCGCGGGAGGAGCCCCCCGGGGGGAGTCTCCCTTCGCGGCCGTCCGCATGATTTCGGGCGCGGGGCCCAGGTGGGATTACTTCCTGAACCAAGACCGGATCCACTCCAAGATACTCTCGAGGAGTCCCTTCTGGGGCTCCTGGGGGGGCGTCGGTTCCGGTGGGATGATGGTGATCGGGAGGGGACCTTCCTTGTCGAGCAGGTAGTTCTGGGTCACGTTGAGGTTGTTGTACTCGATGGCCTCCGCGAAGATCTCGAAGGGGACGTTCTTCCTGACCCACACCGGGAGGGACTCTCCGGGTTTTACAGTCCCGATAAACTGCCGGCCGTTATACGAGAGCCGGGTCAGATAGAGGTTCGCGTACAGGTTACAGGTCAGGGTGACCTTGATATTCTCCTCCCTGTACCGTTTCGCCTCGTCCGCCCCCAGGGGGATGAAGCAGTCCAGGCGCGCCGCCAGCCAGTACTCGTACGTGGTACCCCCCATGAGGACCCTAGGGGCCTTCGGGCCCGTGGGGATCCCCGTGAAGCCCACCCAGGAGATCGGCTTCCGGAACCCCCTCCGGTTCCAGCCTGTGAAGATCTCCGAGTGCGCGCCGATCTTCTGCAGGTCCGTGAGGGGCCTCGGGTACCATCCGTCCCCGCCTTCCATCTGGATAAAGTTCTCGTACACGGCCTCCGAAATCGCCACCCAGCCACGCTCCATGATGGCTCTCTTCATGAGCTCAATCTGGTTCCCATCCGGGGGGAGCTCCGCGAACCCATGGAGCCGGTGGAGGATCCGAGTCTGCTCGATGTCCTGGAGGTGGTCCTGGGGGGGCTGGACATTCACGCACCGGGAGTCCTGTGCGGTCGCCCACTGGCGTTCGAAGCAGTGCCCTCGCTTGACCCAGTTCTTCAGGACCGCGATCGTGTACCCCCCCATGGGGGCCGTAACGTGTCCCTCGAGGCGTCCCTCCTGGTAGAGACCCTCCGAGGAGGCCGTGATCTCGAAGCCCGTACTGTGCAGGACCCCATTGGGGTCCAGGACATTCTCCCGGTACTGGGCGCGGTCCTCCTCCGTGGGACGTTCTCCCGTGACACGCATGTGCTCTAGGTCGGCCCCAAAGCGGGGATTCGCCCCGGTGCAGATCCCTCTCCCGCCACCCTGGTTCCCGGGGGCGAGCTCCACCACAAGGGGGTTATCGTACTCCTCCGGGAGAGGGGCGAGTCCCTCCAGGGGGGGGGCCTTAAAGGGCCACGCGGTGGCCTTCACGGTCGGGAGCGGATCCAGGGCGACCTTGAGGGTCATGGTATCTCCTGCGAAGATCAGGTACTGCTTGATCTCGAGGAGTGCCCCCCAGAGAACGGAGTATGGGATCCCCATCTCGGGCGCTAGGTTGGAGATCGAGATGGGACCCCGCTTGAGGCGGAGCCAGAGTTGGTCCCTGAGGTCCATCGGGATCCTCTCTCAGGTGATGCCGATACGCTTGAGGAACCCCAAGGCAGCTTCGATGATCTTCTGGCCGACCTCAAGACCCCCGATGGTAGCGAAGATCCCGAGTATAGAGGCTTCCGTGATGGGGATCCCCAGGGCGTAGCAGCCGAGTCCCACGGCCCCGCCCACGGCGAGTGTTCCGTAGAACTTCTTCTTCTGGAAGGGCTCCCCGGGCTTGTCAAGTCGACCCGCGAGATATGCGCCTCCCCCGTAGATACCCGCCGTGAAGGCTGCCCGCACGATGGGCTCGATGACGTTTATCACTTCAACCATTCAAGAACCTACCGGGGGCAGGGCGGGCAAGGTGGGGCTCCCTGGGGAAAGAGGGATCCAGTGTCTTGGGCGGGTGAATGCAAACGGTTTCCGCCTGAGATTGATGGATTACCGCCACACAAGGGGTCCCGCATCCTGCTCCCCATGTGTAATAGTGAGAACCCCGATATAAAGGTATTTTTATAGAGAGAGCGTTGTCTGGCGGGTTTTCTCCTCAGGGGTGAGGTCCAGCGCGAGATCCGTGAAAGTCCCCGCCATCCGCTCCTTGAGGCGCTTGTAGCGGGCGATCCTCCCGAGGTCCTTCTTGGTCTTCCAGAGGTTGCACTTATAACAGAGATCCTGGAGGTTCTCCCGGTCCCACTGCGAGCCCCCCATCGCGAGGGGGATGATGTGGTCCAGGATGAAAGGGTGATCGTGATCGTAGATGTCGATCTTCCCTTTGCACCTCGCACAGAGTCCCCCTTGTTCCTCGAGGATGTTCTTCCTGAGCTGGGCCGCCGTGGGACGCTGATGGTCCCAGTACTCCACGGAGTGCTCCCGGCAGCAGCACTTCGCGCTCTTGTGGGACTTCGGGAACTCTTTCCGCTCACGACCGCACACGGGGCACGCGCACCGCTGGAGGCGATCCTCCTCCTGGGGAGTGCAGGCGTCACGACGATATTCCCGGTAGACCATCAGCGACTCCGGTACCGCTGGCGATCGAGATCCTCAAGGTCGGTCTTCCAGAATACCGGGGCTCGTGCCCACCATGCGAGGCGCTTCGTCCAGGGGGTTCTCCGGTACTGCATCACGAAGGGTTGCACCTGGAGTTCCTTGAGGATCCGGAGGCGGGTCACGTCCTCCTCGGGGGTGCTCCGGTGCCCCACCAGGACGTAGAACTGAATCGTGGAGCGCCAGACCCGGATCCCGGCCTCTTTGAGCATCCGGATCCCGTCCCGGACGGCGCCCTCATAGGTGAGAGAGTCGAACGCGAACCTCAGGGGACCGCTCCACCTGAGCTCCCTGAGGCGGGCACAGATCTCCGGGGTGAGGAGGCGGACATCCATGCCCTGGTTGATGTCCACCTTGAGATTCATCTCCAGGAGGAAATCCGTGTTCAGGAAGAACCACTCGGGATCCCCGAGGATGTTGTTATCCAGGAGGACCACCTTCCGGAAGCGGTCATCGTGGAAGTCCCTGAGGGGCTGCCACCTCTGGAGGGGGCCCTCCTTCTGGGGGACCACGCACCAGGGACAGCTCCGCAGGCAGCCCCGGGTCGTGAACCCCAGGGAGCGGTCCATGCCCTCGTAGAGGTCATAGTCGGGCTTCACCTTCTGCATCTCCTCGGGCAGCCACCCCCAACCGATGCCGGATCCTCCCGCGCTCACCTCGGCCCCGAGGTCCCCCCAGAGGGCAGTCATCCCGAGGGCCTCGGCGCGGTTCTCCCCGAAGATACACGAGATATAAACCTTGTCGGGGCTCTCCGTGTCAAAGTCCCCCCTACCGGCTCTCGTAAGGACCACCTCGTCCCCCTGGGCTTTGTGCCATGCGGAGATCTGCATGAGAGCAAGGTTAGGGATCCGGCTGTCAATATCCACGAGGAGAACTTTCATCTGCCCAGCTTCACCTGCCGCGTCCTCCTCCCCTCTGGGGCCTTCCCCCTCAGGGGGACCCTCCCGAGGTCCACGCATTCCCCAATGGGAGTCTGCTCAATCCGCCTCACGGCCACTAGGTAGGTCTTCTCGTTGAGTTCGTACCCCATGAATCGCATCCCCTTCAGCTTCGCCGCGAGGAGATTGGTCCCGGAGCCCACGAAAGGGTCCAGGACGAGGTCGCCCTCCTTCCCGTACAGGGTCAGCAGGTAGAGGGCCTCACGGATGCTCTGCTGCCAGGGGTGATACTTCTTCTCCATCCAGCCCTCCGGGAGTGTCTCGGGACTCCCTCCCAGCCATGGAAGGCCACCTCGTCCCCATGCCGATGATCAGGTGGAGCCCCGTGGGGGTTCTCGGAGGGGTTATTCGGGCCACGCCTGGTCCCTCTGCTGGATGCTGGTGACGTCCAGCCTTGGGAATTTCTCGATGAGATGTCCCAGCCCTTGGAAGGATCCGTCCTCGTTGCCGGTGATCCTCACAAGTTCCCCGCACCAGGAGCACTTATGGGTGAGGTCTCCCTGGACGTCCACCTTGGGGAGGATGAAGACCTGCCCGCACTTCGGGCAGAGCCACCTCAGAAACCACCAGCGGGACTTCATCACGTTTCCTCGGCCTCCTCATAGGGAGAGAGATGTCCCCGGAGGGTCTTCAGGGAGATCAGGCATCCCCTCGAGATCTCCCCCTCGGGGGGTTCCTTAGTGGTGAAGAGACAGACGTGGCCCCCTCCGCCCTTCCAGTGACACGGGTGGTCCCCATGATAATTGCATCGGTACTTCTTGGGCTTCTTCTCCGTACAACAGAGACCTCCGATGTTTGTCATGAGTTTTTCCTCTGGTCCTTCACCATCTGGACAAAGTCCCCAAGGGGGATCGCCACCCAGGGATGCGTCCGGGCTCTCTTGAAGACCAGTGCCGGGATGAGAGCCTCCTTCCGGGCGTTCTCCTCACATTGCTCGAGGGCGGCCCAGATCTGGATCGCCTCCTGGGACTTGCACTCTACCCCAAACGGGAAGAGCTCCCGGGCGCTCTTACTGAGTAGGATATCGCATCCTGCGAGCCCCATGGGGGTCGAGAGGACGTCCACCTCGGGGATCCCAAGGTCCACGAGGATCTCCCGCACGAGGTTCTGGAGGATCCGCCCCTTGGCCTTCCGGGACTTCGATGTGGACGCGGTCATTTCCTCACCTTCTTTATCTCGGTGAGGATTCCCCCAGGCCCCAAGGCGGTGGTGCCCAAGTACCCCTCCCGGGGAACGACGTGAATAAGGGTAACCATGGGGGCGCCCTTCTCACCGTTCTCGACTGCCTCTGGGGTGATGAGAATACTGCACCGTTTCAGGCCGATCCTTATCCATTCGTCCCGGATCTCTATTTCGATATCTTTCATTTTCTCTCTCCTGTAGTGAGCTGCGGGAATATCAGTACCCTTGCGGTGAGCTCGGCGCGGTGTTCCTCCACGTAGTCGTACATGGGTTCGGGCCGGCCGTCCGCCCCGGGGAGCGCCAGGAAGGGGCTCATGGCCTGTGTGAAGCTCCAGAGGTCAATCTCCACCTCGATCAGCATGGCCTTGATACGGTGGAAGATGATCCTCCCGCTGATCTCCATCCTGAGCTTCCCCTGGGGGGAGTACGTCACCGGGAACTCCACCATGAAGGGGATCCCCGAGTGCTCCCAGGCGAGCGTCACCAGGGGGTCCTTGCCGCGTTGGTCGGTCATCTCCGCGATCCTCGTGCAGCCGTGCTTCCCCAGGAGGGTTTTGATCTCACCCACGGACATCTCAAGGGTGGCCTTGGTGCCCTCATAGGGGTAATGCCCGTTCCCGAGGACTTTCAGCTTCACGACCTTGTGCATCACTCCACCCCCGCTGCGAGCCGGAGGTCCCGCTTGATGAGGTACTTCTTCTTGTGCTCCTCGAGGAGGCGGACCGCGATCCCCAGATACTCCCGGTAGTCAATCCTCCCGGGGGATTCCATGTGATTCAACATCCCAAGGCGGTACTCGTCCACAAATCCCAAGGTGGCCTCCAGGAGGGCAAGGCTCTGGTAGGGGTCGAAGACGGGCTCCAGAGAGACCCACGTGGGGATCCCGAGCTGGTGCGCGTGCACGAGGGCCTGAATGCGTTCCTCGGTATGTGCCGCACAGGGCTCCCATATCTTCTCCTGGCACCAGTCCGTGAATACGAGGGTGGTCCCGTACCGGCAGTTCCCCCGGTAGATCCTCATGAGGTCAAAGTCCCGCGTGCTTCGGAGACCCCCCTTGGTGAGGATCGTGAACCTCCTCCCGTAGATCATGAAGAGATTAATGGACTTCCTCGTGAGGCGGAGCTCCTCCTCGATGGGTTGGTAGGGGTCCGTACTGAAGCTCATGAGGACCTCCCGGAGGTCGTGGCGCTCCTGCATCTGCGCGAGGTCCCGTTCAAGCTTCTCGAGGATCCCCTCCCTGGGGAGAGAGTTCAGGTAGTCCGCCGGATCCTTGTGGAGGGCTTCCGGGTTGAAGCAGTACCCGCACCCATGGGAGCATCCCGAGTACGCGCTGAAGGCGAGCTCGGCGTACTCGCGGGCCCTCCCTCTTGGTTCGTAAATCGCTTGCACTTCATCACCTCATTACGTAGTCAGGTCCCTGCGGATAGTGCTCATCGCAGAGGTCCCATTCGTTGGTCTCATGTTTGAACTTCCTGCAGCTGGGCTTCATGTTCGGCTGCCAGCCCCCGCAGGTCCCGCAGAACTTCGGGGACGTCTCATGAAGATTTGGCGGTTTCACGTTCTCTCTCCCTCTGGATGTTCTTCTGCACGAGGTCCAGGAGGATCTTCTGGGCCGTGACCTGTTGCTCGATCGTGATGGACTTCCTGACCTGGGGAGTCGGGAGGAGTTCGATGGCGTCGAAGAAGTGGTGACATCGCGGATCCAAAGTGCACCTCCACTCGTGCCGGTTGTCCCCCCCGTTCTCAAGGGCGAGAATGTGATGGTCCTGGAGGTTCCGCCTTCCGTGACAGAAGACGCACATGTGACCGTCCCTGCGGAGGATCTCGTGCCGGTCCTTGCAGGCCTCCCTGCGGAGGAGGGCGACCCGGTCTCTCTCGGCGGGCGTGAGAGTCATGTTTCCCTCCCGGGCTTCCTCTCCACGGTGCAGATGGTATCATTATGTCCCTGACCATGGCAGACGAGGAGAATCTCCTCGAGCACGAACCCTCGCCGGACCCCGAATCCATGAGAGTTCCACCCAAACGATAACACATGGCCACCAGGCCCGATCTTGTCGCACACGGCGTTCTTTACCCGGTTATAGAACCGATCCGAGGTATCCAGGGAGGTCGCCCTCTTTCCGCAGGCCCGGTAGTGCTCGGAGATCTGCCGCTTCGAGTACGGGGGATCAAAGAGTACTCCCACGAAAGGCCCGGGAAGAATCCTGCAGAATACCTCGGCCTCCACGTGGTAGGTCGCGGAGGTTGCTGGATCCATATCGTTTGTGAACTCCGCCGGACTATACATACCCGCGAAGGGATCGGCCCATCCCTCTCCCCCACCGACATATCGCTTGACGAGGGCCGCGATGGGGGGGATCGTGAACGTCCACCTCGAGGGAGGCGCCACCGCCCGGGAGATCCTTATCCCAAGGATCCCATGACCCGCGCTCATGATCCCCGCTCCCTCTGAAGGCGCTCCCGGTAGTCGCAGATCACCTTCACCTCGTAGTCCTCTCCGTTTCGGAAGATATCTAAGCAATCTTGACAGCCTTTGCAGACTGAGAGTTTAACCCAGACAGGATTTTCTTTTGAGGGGCAGAGAACTTCCACTCGTGCGATCTTCTCACCCATACTTGACCTCCTGAATGAACTCGTATCTCTTCATGAAGGGGTTTTTCTGGTCCCACTCCAGGATGAGCTGCCGGGCGTCCATCTCGTTGAGGCAGAAGACCGTACTGGTCCCATCCCTGCGGGTCTCGAGGTCTCTCCATCTGTACTTGAATACCCTCCAGGGCCGCAGGGGACGCTGGCCTGGGCGCGGGAGGATGTAATCTATGCCTCCTGTCCTGTACGGCTGCTCTTCACGCATCCCCGCCCCCCTGGTGCTTCCTGAGGCACCTCTTACAGAGAATCGCATAGTGGCCGTCCCTGAAGATGGGGTTCCCCCGGGAGGCGTGGAGTTGCTTCCCGCAGGAGCAGGTCACGATGGGATCCTCGGATTTCGGGTACCGGAAGAACCTTATGAGAAGGTCATCGAACATCGCGTACTGCCGGCGCTTCTCGCTCACGGTGGGGCCGCCCTGGTGCCAGCCTCCCTTCCGCCTCCAGTGCTGCCCGAGGACCTCGATCGCGTAGATCTTACCCTCCGGGGAGATCGCGATCCCGTCGGGGCTCATCCCCCTCAGGAGGATCACCCGGTACCCTTGCTGGAGGAGTTCCATCTGGAACTCCTTGAGGCTCTTCTCCCGCTCAGGGGTCCCTCGTTTCATAGATCTCCCTTTGGGGAGGAAATATTTAAACCCCCCCTAATTGGATTGGGGACCCCATCCGCGCTCATGGAACTGGAGAGAGAGAGAGAGAGAGAAGAAAGAGATCCGTACTTAGTAGTAGTAGTATTAATTCTTTCTTTTCTGCAGGTGAATGTGATAATAAATGCTTCTCTTTGAGTCTTCGCCCCAAGGAGATCTCCATCTCTGTGGGGCCATCTCCATGCACCCGGATGGGGTCCCCCTTTCAGGTGGGGGGTCACACTGAGCTCCCCGCGGTGGCCCTCCAGGCGAACACATCCGGGAACCTGGTCGGGTCGAAGGGGATTCTCTCGTGGAGGTCCACGCACTTCACGATCGCAGCCTGCGCGATCCGCCCGATGAGGTATTTGGCGGCCTTGCTGGAGCCCGCATTGGGAAGTTGTTCCCGGGATACCATGATCTTCTCCCCCACGAGCTGCCCCTCGTAGTAGAACCACATCTCCCGGGCGTCATAGTGGACCTCCCAGGGACCGAGGCGGATCCTCGTGATGGGTCTCCTCCGGAGTCTGTACTGGGCCCGGTACGCGGGGGTCTGACAACGCATCATACCATGCTCCCCGTGAGGTTAATACCAAAGTTGAGGCCCGGGGTTTCCCACTCCTTGCAGTTCGCGGCGATGGACCGGACGAGCTGGTCCCGCTGGGCGTTGGCCTGCTGGATCCCGGTGGTTTCCCCGGCGGTGAAACCTTGATCATAGATCTGCTTAACCGCGATAACGGTATTATCGGTGGTGACCCGGGCCCCCAAGTAGAAGGCTCCCGCTATGCCTCCAATGAACATCAGGAGGATGATATAGACTTCATACCTCTTCGCGCCTGTAAGGGCATCATATCTCCCCGTGAGCATTTTTATTCACCTTCTGAAGCCGAGGCGGGCCAGTAACCCGGTTCGTCCATCGGCACGATACTGTTTTTCTCGCTTCTGCTCTTCCTTCGTGATATTAACGAGATTCCTTTCGACCTCCGACTCCTCTGCGACTCGTGCGATATGTTTTCCCTCGACGAACTCACGGAGTCCTTCGATGAAGTCGCAAGCCCATTTAGTGCATCGCACGACACCATACCTATTCGTCAGTGGACTCCCGCATTTAGGGCAGTCCCCAAGGTCTCGTTTCTCACCGGCGTTAATCATTGAGAGACCCCCAGGTCCATGTCAGCCCTCCATGACGATGATGGGATCCCGTCTCCGGACCACATGGGGGGTCCTGGTGATGGCGACCTCGCAGAGGGCCGTTACGGAGTCCTTCCCGGTGAGGGCGTCCGCGACCCCCAGGGGGATCCGGCTCCCGATCTGGTCGATTTCCCTCATGAGGTCCCGGCGCTGCTGGTCGCAGATCGTCATGAAGTCGTGCGGGTACCGCTCCCTGAAGAGGGGCACGTTGAGGACGCGGTCCATCCTTTCCCTGAACTCAATCCGGCAGTACTCATCCTCAAGGGCCCCCACCTGGAGAGCCCGCTCAAGGAACTCCTTGCGGGTCCCCCTGAGGGCCTTCAGGGACGCCTCGAGGGCGAGGATATGGATATCGATCTGCGCGATCCGCGTCGGGAGGTACGTGTCGTCCTCGGTGACGATCACCGGGAGGGGGAACTCCTCGAGGGACCTCCTCTCCTCCCCGGGAGTCATGGTGTCGGGATGCTTCATGGAAGCCTCCCCGGGCACTCATTGATCAGGCACATCGCCATCGCCGCCACCTGGAGGGCCTCCCGGTGGATCTTGTCGTAGTTCCGGACGGCCTTCCGCTTCTTGATCTCCTCCCAGAGCTCATCCATCTCCTCCAGAAGGACCGCGTACCCCTCGTGGACACTGTTAAAGGGAGGATGGAGCTGCCGCGCCCTGAGAGCCTCATGGCAAGCGGCGATCCCGATCACGGAGATCTCCTCGGTTCTGTTAGACATGTCAATCGAACCTCCTCCCAATGTCCAGGAGGAGCTCCCCGAGGAGGATGATGTCCTGCTTGGGATGCCCCTCGGTGATCATCTTCTCCGCGATCCCCTGGGCCTTGCCCATCATGGAGAGGACGTGACGGTTTCGCTCCTTCCAGGCTTTCTTCTGCTGGGTCTTCTCTTCGGGTGTCATGATCTCGCCTCCCCTTCCCTCTTGAGGGCCCTCAGGCAGCTCGCACACTCGCGATCCCCCTGGCGGGTCCCATTAGGTTCCCCCGTGTACTTCTGCCTCCCGCAGAGGGCCGTCCCGTTCCGGATATAGTGGGCGACGGTCCAGCCCCACCTTCGGTGCCATCCCTCGCTCATGGTTCTCCCTGATGGATATCGCACATACCAAGATGCAAAGGCAGATCCGCACTCATCGTCACAGGCACCTTGACGCTGATGACAAAGTACTGCCCGGAGTTGCGGAGATCCTCAATCAACCCAGAGATTATGCGTTCGGTCATGAGGACCTCCAAACCCAGTTCTCCAGAGAGCCAGCCTTCGCATAGAGATCATCGATGGGCACCTTCCCATTGATGACGAGTTCGACCGCCGCCGTCAGGCAAGTCTGGCGGACGCTAAGCTGATCTTTGTTGGGTGGCATTAGGGGTTTCCCCGGGGCCTCCCTAAGAGGACCCGTTTCGGCCTTCCCGGGGCCTCCCTGGGGGGATGTCCCCACAGACCCCCCTGCGGCTGCTGGCGCCCCTACCTTGCCCGCCCGGGGGGGAGATACGGTCGATGTGGGTGGCTCCCATCCCTCTGGAGGCGTCCAGGGAAAGATCGCGGAGAACTCCCCCTTCTTAGGGAGGACGATCCGGGCCCCATCTCCGGGCTGGTACTCCTTGAGGTGGAACCTCGCGGTCTCCAGGGCAAAGTAGGGTCTCTCGTGCCCTTTCAGGTAGAGGTTGTTCCCATCGATGTTCTCGACGATTCCCGTTATCTCGCTCATCCCTTTTTCACCTCCTCGGGTGATGATCCCACCATGAGGAGCTGAGCGCGCTCCCGCAGGGTGATCATGGTCTTAATACGTTCCGTGAAGCCCTCGGGGTCGCCGGCGTCCCCGTAGACCTTTATCTTCCCGAACTTCTCGGTCCCAATCTCGATGGAGTCCCTGAACTGGGGCCCCTCCTGGGTATGAACGTGCTTCACGATCAGAGAAGGTAAAAGATACTTCCCGAAGATCGTCGGCGGCTCGGCCTCTGGTGATTCGCCCATACGTTTCCCCTTGTGCTCAAAAAGAGGTTAGGCGTCCTTCCGCCTGAAGTGTCCCTTCTCGTCGCGGGGACCCTTCCCTCTGTGATCCACGGGAGTCTCGCTCCCTTTGCTCTTCTCGGCCTCGGCGGCGTCCGCTTCGGCCTGCCTTGCTGCGACCTCCTCAAGGGCCTTCCTCTCTCCCTCCGTGGGGATCTCTCCTCCGGTGATCTGGTCCCCCGTGCGGAAGTCGTCGAGGGACTGGTCCTTCCTCTTGGAGATCGTGAACGTGTACGTGATGACGGTCTGCGTGATGACGATCTCCATCCCTGGCCCGAGTCCCGCGAGGACACTCGACTTGGCGGCCCTCTTGAGCTGGTTCTGGGCGGTCTCTTGGTGGTCGTTCTGGGCGTCGATGTCGAGGGC